AGTATCCGGTATTGGTAAAGATCAAGAGTTAGATGAAGGAAGCGGAGATATGGATATGATTAAAGATATTATAAAGGATAGAGCTAACGAATCAGGATTTACAGAAAGAGAAGAAGCTGCTGAAGTAATAGGAGGTATAGCTGATGAATATATGATAAGTCTAGAAAGCTTAAAAGACTATATAGATGAAGGAGAAAGTGATTTATATGAAGTTAAAGTTGGAGATACACTTACCAAAGACGGTAAAAAAGGAAAGGTAACTAAAATATCAGATACTCAAGCTACAGTAGATTTCGGAAACGGAGATGTATACGGCATAGCACATAGTAGAATAAAAGGACAAGAAATACTTAAAGAAGGAACTGATTTATACAATAGAAACGGTATTCAAATTACAAGATTCTCAGGCGGTAAAAAAGGATTAATGCTTCAGATTAATATAGGAGGAAAGTATATAGTAGTACCTGCAGATGAATTTAACAACTTTATAAGAGCTTTAGCATCAATAAAAGATGATGTAAGAGATATGAAGCTTCAACAACCTAGAGATAGATATGAAGAAAAGTAAATTACAAAAGATAATTCTAGAGACTTACTCTAAACTTTTAGAAGTAGAAAGAGATGAAAAAACTACTAAAGGTTTAGATGAAATACCTGCTGCTTTAAGAAAAAGTATTGAAAAAAGATACGGTATTTCTAGATGGCCTGATAAAGATTTCCTATCTTCTGATATGAAAACTTATTTTAAAACTAGTGATGTTGACGATACTACTGGCAATATAGGCCATAAAGTAATAAGTTTACCTTCTTTTGAAGGTTTATATAAAAACTTTTCTGATATTATTAATGATATAAGATCTTTAATGAATAATAAAGAAGTCAGAACTGATAAAAATGCAAGAGAATTATTTGAATTAATAAAAACTAATTTTAGAAAATTACAACGATACTTAAGAACAGAAAGACCAGATCAATACGAACTTATGAAAATGAGACGTCAGCTTTCTGAACTTACTAATAAATTTGTTGAACGTGGTAACATGATAAATGAAAGTTTACTTGATGAAGTAGAAGATGAACCACAACCAGAAGAAGAACCAGATATAGATGCTCCAGAAGAGACTGTACTAGAAGATGCTACTGATAAGATTCTTGGAAAGTTTCCTACAGTTAAAGCAGCTATTATAAAATTACAAACAGAAGATTTCAAGGAATTTGTAGAATCAATTGATTGGATATCTCCAAGACCTTCTTCTTTTAGAATTAACCTTAAAAACGGACAAGACTATATCTTAAAATGGACAGGTAAATCTTTTGAAGCTCAAATAATGGGTAAAAGGTACTTACTTTCTAATATTTCTGATTACCAACAAGCATTAGATAAATTAGCGTTACTATATAGAGAAGCACCAATGACTGGAGCAGGCGAAGGAGAACCTGCTGATACCGACACCGGAGGTGGTGGCGGAGGAGGAGGAGACTTTCCTGGAGATGACGCAGCCGGAGGAGGAGAAGAGGACCTAGGAGAACCAGATGATGCTGGAGGAGAAGAAGAAGGTGGAGCTGACCTTACAGACGAACCTATCGATTTTGAAGACCCAGGAGAAGAACCAGAAGCATAATGAACGTAACAGATAAGCTATATACAGAATGGGCCTGGAGAACTAAAACAGGCACTCCGTCAATGGATAATGCTGAAGATAAAGCTATATTAAATAAATTAATTGCTGAATTAACTAATGCAGACGGTCAAATATCTAAAGCAGAAGTAATAGATGCTATACAAAAAGGAGAGTTTACTCCTGAACAGTTAAAATCTATACTAAATGGTATATCAGGTGTAGCGTATAAAGATGATGTACTATCTTTCTTAAACAAACAAGGTAAATCAGTTGCTTCTATTTCTAAAACTATCTACAACAGAATGGTAGAAAATGGAGATATTCAAACATATCATAAATATATCACAGACGGTGCTATAACTTATGCTGATTTTGGAACTTCTGGCAATTTAAAAAGTAAATTTAGTAAATTATTTTCTCAAGAAACTATTAACTTTTTATTTGATATTAAACCTCAAATAGGTAATGTAGCTACAGGTAAAGGTGAAGTTCTTCTTTGTGCTTTAACAGCAGATGTTAACGGTGATGCTCCCTCAGGTGATGTTGGAGTTGGGAATAAAGGTATAGAAGTAAAAAATAGAGGAGCTATTCCGATGGGACAAAAAGCTCAATTTGGTAAAAACACAGATAAGAAATTCATACAGGATGCTATATCTGCAGTTAACCTTAAATTAGATAATCCTATTCAAGTAGAGACTAAAGGTAAAAGACCTTTACATAGACTTAATATTATACTTGCAGCAGTTGCAGAACAAGAAAGTGATAAAATTGATGTAGCTATAGATGCAATGGATAATGCATTAAGAAGTAACTACCCAGGATTAGATTTTTCTGATTTTAATTTAAAGAAATATAAAAAAGGAAATGCAATAGATGCAGATGCTGCAGAACAAGCATTTTCTAAAAAAGTAATAAAGTTATATACAGAAACTGAAGAATTTGAAGAAATATTTTTCTTAGATGATAAGTCTGGAAATTATGCTATAGTACCTGCAGATAAATTAGTAGATGCAGTTGGTAGTAAGATTTCTATCTATATGAAAGACGGCTTACCACGATTCAGTTATAACTTCTAAAGTTATGGCACAAGACATAAAGAAAATAATCGCACAAGAATATATAAAGTGCGCTAAAGATCCAGCGTACTTCATGAAGAAGTATTGCTACATTCAGCACCCTACTAGAGGACGTATACTCTTTAATCTATATCCTTTTCAAGGAAAGGTTCTTAATCTTTTCAAAGATCATCAATATATTATTACCTTAAAGTCTAGACAGTTAGGTATTTCAACTTTAGCAGCAGCCTATAGTTTATGGCTTATGTTATTCCATAAAGATAAAAACGTACTAGCATTAGCAACAACACAAGCAACTGCACGTAACTTAGTATCTAAGACTATGTTTATGTATGACGAGTTACCGAGATGGTTAAAGCTACCTGCTAAGGAGAAAAACAAATTATCTCTTAGATTAAAAAACGGTTCAAAGATAACAGCTAAATCATCGAATGCAGATGCTGCACGTTCTGAAGCGGTATCACTCTTGCTGATAGATGAGGCTGCCTTTATAGATAACATTGAGGAGACCTTTACTGCTGCACAGCAAACACTTGCTACAGGTGGACAATGTATGGCATTATCAACTCCTAACGGTATTGGTAACTGGTTTCACCTAACATGGGAGAAAGCAGAATCAAGTGAGAATAGTTTCTTACCTATTAGATTACCATGGACTGTACATCCAGAAAGAGATCAATCCTGGAGAGATAAACAAAACTCAGATTTAGGACCTAGAATGGCAGGACAGGAATGTGATTGTGACTTCTTAGCTTCTGGAGATACAGTATTCGAACCAGATGATATGTCTTACTATGAACAAACATATTTAAAAGATCCCCTCGAAAGAAGAGGTATAGATGGTAATTTATGGGTGTGGGAAGGAGTAGATTACTCTAAATCCTATATGGTAGTAGCAGATGTTGCTAGAGGAGATGCTACGGATTACTCTGCATTTCATATATTTGATATAGAGACATGTACTCAAGTAGCAGAATATAAAGGTAAATTATCTCCAAAAGATTTTGGTAATTTTTTAGTTGGAATAGCATCAGAATATAATGAAGCACTATTAGTAGTAGAAAACGCTAATATTGGATGGGCTACTATAGAACAGTTACTAGAAAGAGAATATAGAAACATATACTATAGCTCTACAGCTAATATGGAATCAGTAGAATCATATATGACTAAGTTTGAAAGAGATAAACTAGTACCTGGTTTTACTATGTCAGCTAGAACTAGACCTTTAGTTATTGCTAAAATGATAGAATATATTAGAGAAAAGTCTGTTACTATACAATCTAAAAGATTATTATCTGAAATGAGAGTATTTGTATGGAAAAACGGAAAAGCTCAAGCTCAAGATAGATATAACGACGATTTACTTATTTCATGTGCAACTGCACTATATGTGAGAGATACAGCATTAAGATTAAGACAACAAGGAATGGATTTAGCTAGAGCCCAGCTCTCTTCTTTTACTAATTTGAACTCTCAAAACAAAGCTATTATGAAAAATGTTGGAAATCAGAGAGAAAATCCTTATCTTACTAAGACAGCCTTTGGTGAAGAAGATATTCGCTGGCTGTTAAAATAGAACTATTTATATATAAAACTGTACCATAATGGCAGACAAATCTTTATTTGGCAGATTACAAAGACTCTTTTCTAATGACGTAATAATACGTAATATTGGAGGAGATCAACTTAAAATTGCTGATGTAAATCAAATACAAACTACCGGTAAATTTCAAACTAACTCCTTAGTCGATAGATTTAGTAGATTATATATTCATAATAATAAAAATATTTTTAATCCTAATCTTAACTATCAAACGTTAAGAATACAGTTATACTCTGATTATGAAGCTATGGATACAGACCCAATTATAGCCTCAGCATTAGATATTTTAGCAGATGAAGCAACTCTAAAAAATGATAACGGTGAAATTTTATCAATTAAATCTTCCGATGAAAATATTCAAAAGGTACTTTATAACTTATTTTATGACGTTCTTAATATAGAATTTAATTTATGGTCCTGGACACGTAATATGTGTAAGTATGGAGACTTCTTCTTAAAGTTAGAAGTTGCAGAAAAATTTGGAGTTTATAATGTACTTCCATATACAGTCTATCATATGGTTAGAGAAGAAGGATTAGATCCTGAAAATCTATCTAAAGTAGAATTCGTATTAGATCCTGAAGGAATTGCAGCATCTCAGAACCCTAACTTTCTACCTAAGAGAGACGGTAGATCAAGTCAAGTTAGATTCGATAATTATGAAATAGCTCATTTTAGATTAATATCTGATACTAACTATCTACCTTATGGACGTTCTTATCTAGAGCCTGCCAGAAAAATATTTAAACAAGTTACTTTAATGGAGGATGCTATGTTAATTCATAGAATAATGAGAGCTCCAGAAAAGAGAATGTTCTACATAAATGTAGGTTCTATTCCACCTAATGAAGTAGAGCAGTTCATGCAAAAAACTATCAATACTATGAAAAAGACTCCTTATATAGGAGAGGATGGACAGTATAACTTACGTTTTAACATGCAGAATATGATGGAAGATTTCTACCTACCTGTTAGAGGAGGAGATACTTCTACTAAAATTGAAACTACAAAAGGATTAGATTACGACGGAACAAACGACGTTCAATACCTTCAATCTAAAATGTTTGCAGCTCTTAAAATTCCTAAAGCATACTTTGGTTACGAAGGTGACTTACAAGGTAAAGCAACATTAGCCGCAGAAGATATTAGATTTGCAAGAACGGTTGAAAGATTACAAAAAATTCTAGAGTCTGAATTAACTAAGATAGCTCTAGTACACTTATATACACAAGGTTTTACAGGAGAATCATTAACTAATTTCGAAGTTAAACTTACAACACCATCTATTATATTCGAACAAGAGAAGATAGCTCTTCTAAAAGAAAAGATAGATTTAGCTTCACAAATGAAAGATACCAAGTTATTTTCTTCAGATTATATATATGAAAACATATTCGATATGTCGGAAGACAAGTATATGGAAATGAGAGATTTAGTTAGAGAAGATACTAAGAGAGTATTTAGATTAGCTCAAATTGAAGCAGAAGGAAACGATCCTGCTAGATCTGGAGTAACATACGGTACACCTCATGATCTTGCATCAATGTACGGAAGACGTTCAGTTGCTACACCAAAAGGAGGTGAACCACAAGCTTTACCTACAGGATACTCTGAAACTGAATCTGAACCAGAATGGGGCCAGCCAGGTCCTGAAGGTGGCAGACCAGTAGAAAAAGCTTCAGTCTACGGTACTAACGATGGCTTAGGAGGACGAGATCCATTAGGTCAACATGGTATGCATGGCGGATATCCTTCGGATAATGAAAATGTTTCTGAAAATTTAACAACAAATGCTGTTTATCATAAAAATAAAGAAGCGTTGAAGGATATAGTTTTTAAAAAACAAACTATAAACGAAGCAGGACTACTAGATGAGGATAATATAAAAGATTTAGGGAAATAGTCCATATTTATAATAGTAAACGTGTATAATGAAAATAAAACACTCGAAATTTCGAAATACTGGCCTTATATTTGAACTACTAGTTAAACAAGTAGCCTCAGATACTTTAAATAATAAAGACTCAGCAGCAGTTAATATTATTAAAAAGCATTATTCCGGTAAGACTTCTCTCGCTAAAGAATTTAAATTATACGAGTTTATTTCTAAAAATGTTAATGTATCTCAATCTAAAGCAGAAGCTATAGTTTCTACTATTACAGAGATATCAAGAACTATTAACCAAGAAAGACTTAATAAGCAGAAATATGCTCTTATTTCAGAAATAAAAGAAAATTATAATATAGATGATTTTTTTAGCATACAGGTTAGCAATTATAAACCTTTTGCAGCATTATACTGTTTACTAGAAGCACAGAACAATACAAAATTAGTAGATCCTCAAATACTAGTAAATAATAAAACTACTATATTAGAGCATCTAACTTCTGCTTCTCAGAATAAAAAAGATGTAAAAGAAACGATTATAGAAGATTTTTCTAAGTACGATAAAGATTTAAGGTTACTTACATTTAAAATACTATTAGAAAAATTCAATGAGAAATACATAGATCTTTTACCTCAACAAAAAAATATACTTAAAGAATTTATCACAGCAGTTAATTCAGGTACACGTTTACGCACTGTAGTTAATGAAGAACTAGCTAAGATAAAAGAAGAAGTATCTAAAATGGCTGATAAGGTTTCTGATAAAGTTGTTAAGATAAAACTTAACGAAATTCAGAAGTTTATTAAACCTGTTTCGAACAAAGAAAAGATTAATGACAGTCATCTAGTTAATCTAATGCAATATTACGACCTAGTTCAGGAACTTAAAAGTTTATGAAACGATCAGAACTAAAAAAACTAGTTCGAGAAGTAATGTTAGAATTAGATGAAGCAAATGTCACTAATGTTGGAGGTGCTACGTTTACCCCAGGACAAGGAGCTCAATATGCAACTCCTAATGCTTTCGGTAAAAGTAGTAAGAGAAATAGAGCAACTAAATTATTAAAAAAACTAGGCTGGAAAAGACAAGAACGTCCAAAAAGGCCTTCACATACTAAAGGATTTGATTACTTATGAGAAAGGTAACAGCAACAGAAAAATATAGAGCAGTAAACGAAGGTCAACTGTCTAAAGCAAACTTTTTAAGAGATATGCGTATGGCATATCCTTCAATCATCAGCCAGTTAAATGGATATGATACTACAGTTCAAATTCTTAAAAACAGAGGATATATTGCAGAAAAGACAGCTATAGATTCTTACGATTCAAGAAAAAACTTAAATATATCTCCTGACTCTATTGATAGAGGTTTAAGATATGAGATGGAAAGTAGAGGTAAAGATATTTCTAACCCAGATGATGTAAAACATTGTAAAGGTATAGTGATGAAGAACCTTAGTAAAGACCCCCTTCATTATATTATGCTAGTCTCAGGTGAATCTTCTAAAGTTGATAAACACGATAAAGAAGTAGAGGTAAAAAGAGGTAAAGCTGAAGTTGATGTTTTCAACGGGCTTAAAAAAGCAGATCTAAAAGAAAGTAAAGAAGATTTAGCTAAACTTCTTAAGGAAGGAAAGATGAGCGATTTAGCTGAAAAGCTAGGAGTAGAAGTAAGTACTTTACAAGCTGCTGCAGATAAACTAAGAGAAATGGAGAGAGAAGAAGCTGCCAAAACAGCTGAAAAGGTTGAAGCAATGAAAGCAGTAGTAGCAGAAGAACCAGATGAAGTCATGAATATTGACAGATTTGGAAAAGAAAAAGAAGATAAAGAAAGTAACTATACTAAAATAAAGGAAGGAGACGGTCATATGGTAGATGAACACGAATATGAATTCTTTAGTATTATTTTCGATAAAAAATATAATGACATATTAGAAGATTATATGTCTAGTGATACTTTTAAACAAGACGAAAAAGAGTTACAAGACCAAACTGGTCAAGCTAACGTATTCGATTATGCTTATAGAGACCAGTGGGAAAATTATATAAAAGAATTTGAAGCTATCAATAGAAGCGATGCAGCAGATACATATAATTTTGAAGAAAAGAAAGAAGCTTTAGTTAAAGAGAATATAAAATCTATCATTACTAAAATTTTGGAGGAAGGAAACGTAAACGAAGCTGCTACTAACCAATTAGCTAAGTATGCAGAAGAGTATGCATCTTTCCAAGGAATGAAAGAAACCATTATAGCCTTAGAAAATATAGTAACAGAAATCGAATCGTTTTACGATAAGACAAGAGGAAAGATTCAAAAGATTTATGACTCTATTGGTGAGATAAGAAATGAAGAAGGATTAAAAGTAGGAGGATTTATAGCACCGTCTATAGAAAACGCTTTCAATAAAGATTTAAGACCAGTAGTAAAAACTGGCTTTACTAGAGGTTTAGATGTTCCTAAAATAAGAACAATATCACAAGCAGAGGTAGATGCTTTAAAAAATGAAACTCCGGTTTATGAGGAAGAACCTAAAAAAAGTGTTTTCTCACCAGTATACGAAAATAAAAAAACAAAAAAGTAATCATGAAAAATTTTAACTTAAGAAACTTTCTAACTGAAAGTAAAAAAGCTAAGAAAGAGAGTATTGAAGAAGCTGGACCAGGATTTGCACATGACTGTGCTGCACACGTAGTGCATGAAACTTACGGTTTCGGTATCTGTCTAGAAGAGCAACATACTATAGTTGAGAACAAAGACGGTTCTCATTCAGTATCTCACTATGATGTATTCTTTAAAGAAGGATCTAAAACAGTTAAGAATATCCCAGTAGGAGATCTAGAAGTATTAACTGAAAGTCATCACGGACATAAGAAAAAGAAAAATGAAGAAGATGTTGCTAATGAAGGCGAAACTGTCGAAGAAAAGAAAGGCAAAGATCATGACGGAGACGGAGATGTTGATGGAGATGATTATAAAGCTGCTAAAGACAAAGCTATCAAAAAAGCAATGGGTAAAGACAAATAAAATTATACTATGACACAACTACTACTTAATGTTACCCCGTTTAAATCGGTACTCACAGAGTCTAAAGAAAAGCCTGGAGTATTCGAAGTTGAGGGTGTTATGCAAAGAGCGGTTGCAGAAAATCAAAACGGTAGAACTTACTCTAAAGAGATATTAGAAAGAGAAGCTGCTAGATATATTAAAGAATTTGTAAATAACGGCAACGCTTTTGGAGAACTAGATCACCCAGAATCTCCAGTAGTAGAATTAAAAAACGCTTCTCATATAGTAAAAGAACTATATTGGAAAGGAAATGACCTAATGGGTAAAGTAGAATTACTTAATACTCCAGCAGGTAACATAGTAAAAGAAATAATAAAAGCAGGACACACTATCGGTATCTCATCCAGAGGTACCGGTTCTGTAAAACAAACAAACGAAGGACAATTAGAAGTACAACCTGATTTTGAATTAGTATGTTGGGATTTTGTATCTAATCCTTCTACTCACGGGGCATTCATGAACCCTATATCGTTAAACGAAAATAAAAAGAAAGTATCTAAATTCGCTAAATTAGATTCTATCATTAACGATATTTTAAGAGCATAATTAGTTTTCCGGAATAAGTATATATTTATATAAAGAATATACAGTCACTTATACTGTATCGAACAACTTTATTATTATATTATAGCTCTTAATAGCTATACAAATCACAAAATTTTTTAAATGGCAAACAAAGATTTACTTAAGCAAGCTATTGCTGAGGCAAAATCTGTAAGAGAAGCCGCTATTGCTAACGCTAAAGAAGCTTTAGAAGAGACATTAACTCCTCACCTAAAAGATATGTTAGCTGCTAAACTACAAGAGATGGAAGATTCATCTGTTGAAGAAGAAGTAGTAAACGAAGTCGAAGAGGATGTTGAAGAAGCTAAACACGACAAAAAAGACGAAGCAATTGAGGAAGAACTAACAGAAGTTGAACCAGTAGAAGCTGCTGAAGAAGAAGCTGAGGATGATTCAGAAGAATCTGAAGACGAAGCTCCAATCGAAGAACCTGCTGACGATATCGAAGATATTGACGGTGAGGAAGACGCTTTAGAAGGTGATGAGGACCTAAAAGACTTATCAGTTGACCAATTTAAAGATATGATCAGAGATATAATTGCACAAGAGCTTGGCCAAGGAGGCGAAGAAGAATTAGGTGCTGATATGGATGCTGGTGATATTGAAGGAATGGGAGACGAAGCTCCAATAGAAGAACCTGAACTAGACGGCGGAAGCGAAGAAGAAGAAATCGATTTAGATGAACTTCTAGCTGAACTTGAAGCTATTTCTGAGGAAGAAGCTCCTGTAGAGGAAGCTAAAGACAAAGATGTAGAAGAAGGTAAACACGAAGATAAGAAGGAAGAATCTGTAGAAGAAGTGATTGAAGGACCTACTGCAAATGAAGTAGACTCAAAACCTGAAAACTCAGAGAAAAACATTAACGCTACTCTTAAAGAAGAATTGAAAGAAGCTATGGATACTATCGAAAGCTTAAAAACTGATCTTCAAGAGGTTAATCTTCTAAATTCAAAACTACTTTACGTTAACAAGATTTTCAAAGCAAACAATTTATCTGAATCTCAAAAAGTTAATGTAATTGCTGCTTTTGATAGAGCAGAAAATGTAAAAGAAGTTAAACTAGTATTCGAAACTGTTTCTGAAAGTGATTTTTCTAACAAGAAAGAAAATGTAACGGAAAACAAGCTTAAAGGTATGGCATCAAAAGCAACTGGTACTACTGCAGCAAAACCTGGAGTAATAACAGAAGCTAATGAAGCATTACATAGAATGCAAGTATTAGCCGGTATTAAACCAAGACAATTTTAACTAAAATTTTAAATTATTTCAAACATGGAAGTAAAAAACCTATTAGAAAGCTCAAACTCATATAAGAGTTTACAAGCTGATTCTGCTAAATTAGCAGACAAATGGTCGCAGTCTGGTTTGTTAGAAGGTATTGAAGATGTACGTCACAAAAGTAATATGGCGATGATTCTTGAAAACCAAGCTAAACAAATCGTAGCTGAGGCAAACACATCTAACGTCGGAGGAGCATCTTTCTCTGCCGGACAAGGTGAACAATGGGCAGGAGTTGCTCTACCTTTAGTAAGAAAGGTATTCGCTCAAATCGTAGCTCAAGACTTTGTATCTGTACAACCAATGAACTTACCTTCAGGACTTGTATTTTACTTAGACTTTAAATACGGAACTGCTACAAACGGAAGAGCTGACCAAGACAATATGTACGGTAACGTATCTACTGCTGGTTCTAAAATAGCTGCTGATGTTGATGCATCAGGAGGTCTTTATGGAGCAGGTCAATTCGGATATTCAATCAACCAAGTAACTGGTACTGGAACTGCTGCTGTAACTAATGCTGATTCAGCATCTGTTAACTATGAAGTAGGAGTATCTCCTGCATCTTATGATGAAGTAGCTGTACCATTATCTGCTATCTCAGGATATGACGCAGAAGGTATTAGAGCATTTAGATTAGTATCTGCATCTGCTGCCGTAACTGTACTACCACAATACACAAAGATCGAAGGGTCTAACATCGTATTCGTAGTAGCAGACGGAGCTGTAGCTGGTAACCACACTGTATCTGTAAACTATCACAAGCAACCAGTAGATAACGACAGAGGAGACTTTGAAGCTGATTCTGCTGCTGCAGTTGATACATCTATTACAATACCAGAAATTGATGTTAAATTATCTAGTGAAGCGATTGTTGCTAAGACTAGAAAATTAAAAGCACAATGGACACCAGAATTTGCTCAAGATCTTAACGCTTACCACAGCATCGACGCTGAGGCTGAGTTAACATCTTTATTAAGTGAATACATTTCTATGGAAATCGACTTAGAGATCTTAGATATGTTAATCTTAGGAGCAAGAACAACTGACAAGTGGTCAGCTGAAAACAACAAAGTATGGGATGGATCTAACTGGTCTACTTCAACTTCTGATTTCTACAATACTCAAGGACAGTGGTTCCAAACTTTAGGAACTAAAATCCAAAAAGTATCTAACAAGATTCACCAGAAGACTTTAAGAGGTGGTGCTAACTTCGTAGTATGTTCTCCAACAGTAGCTACAGTATTAGAAAGTATCCCAGGATACGCTGCTAACACTGACGGTACTGCAGAAGAATTCAACATGGGAGTTCAAAGAGTTGGTTCATTAGCGAACAGATTTAAGATTTACAAAAACCCATATATGACTGAAAACATTATGTTATTAGGATATAGAGGTTCACAATTCTTAGAAACTGGTGCAGTATATGCTCCATACGTTCCATTAATGATGACTCCAATGGTATATGACCCAGAGACTTTCACTCCAAGAAAAGGTCTTATGACAAGATATGCTAAGAAGATGATCAGACCAGAATTCTACGGTAAGTTATTTATTTCTGACTTAGCTCAGATCTAATATTTACTTTAGAGTAATAATAAAGAGAGGCCTTCGGGCCTCTTTTTTTTTGGCTATTTATTATAAAACTGTAACTAATGGCCGATATTACTATATACAATGGTAGCTGTACATTTACCTCTGGCAGCTCCACACCATTCGGATTTTACGATAGCGATACTGAGTTCCAAAGGGATGCTCCAAAAGTAGCTTCGTTCTGTGCTAAAAAGTTAGGTTACCCTATGATGGATGTAGAGTTAGAATGTAATTCTTTCTTTGCTGCATTTGAAGAAGCAGTAACTACTTACGGAAACGAAGTTTATTCTGCTCTTGCATCTCAGCAATTTAGTAACATAGCTGGAGCAGCAGGAGGAAAAGCTATCAATAAAACTTTACTTAAACCTTCTTTAAGAAGAACTATACAAACAGCAGACCAATATGGTATGGAAGCTGAAGTAGGAGGTACTACTACAATCTATACAGGGTCATTACCTGTAACTGCATCTAAGCAAAACTATGATATGGATGCTTGGGCAGTACAAAATAATATAACTGGTAGCTCTGGAGCTGCAGATATAGAAATAAGAAGAGTATTTTACGAAGCACCCCCTGCTATATTAAGATACTTTGATCCATATGCAGGAACTGGAACAGGAATTCAGTCATTAATGGATGCTTTCGACTTTGGATCTTATAGTCCAGGTGTAAACTTTTTATTAATGCCTGCTTCTTTTGATATACTTAAAGTACAAGCTATAGAATTTAACGATACTATAAGAAGATCTGCATATTCGTTCGAATTAGTTAATAATCAATTAAGATTATTCCCTATTCCTAAGAAAGCAGGTAATTTAAAGTTTGAATATATGATAAAATCTGAAAAGAATTTCGTATATGACGGTTTAGATATAAACGCAGAGGCTGCAACTGGTGCTGTAATAGGAGGAGGAGGAGAAACTATGACAACTCAAGCTGAAATAACAGACTTATCAAACGTTCCTACAAAAAATCCTGTATATAAAGAAATAAATTCAATAGGTCGTCAATGGATCTTTAAATATGCTGCTACTTTATCTAAAGAAGTACTAGCTTATGTAAGAGGTAAGTATCAAACAGTACCGGTACCTGGTTCTGAAGCTACTTTAAACCAAGCAGACTTATTAGCAGATGTAAGAGCAGAGAAAGAAGCTGATATAACAGCATTACGTGAAATGCTAGGTGCAGCATCACTAAGTACTCAGCTAGAAATGCAAGCTGCACAAACAAAATTTATTAGTGACACTTTAAGCGGTGTTCCAATGCATATATACATAGGATAATGAAGTTAGTAGATATTATATTAGAGATAAGCTATAAGACTTATGAAGCTATGCTTAAAGTTACATACGGAGAAGAAGGATCCCAAGGGTACGACGATGCTTTACGGGCATTACCAGGGGTAACCACAGTTACAGTAGCCGGTGAAGACTCAGAAAACAGTACCGCTACATATAAAGTTAAAATAATCACTCAAAAAGAACCTACAGAAGCATTTAATTCACTTAAAAGTAATGCTATAAGTAAATATACTAATGTTATTGATGTAGAAGTAGGTGCAGAGACTATAGAAGAAAAATAATGCTATTCGGAAGTAACAGAGACTTTGATTTATTAGTAGGTATCAATAGAGAGCTATTGAAAGATATAGTAGAACAAGAAATACTCTACTATAAGTTAGATTTATACGGTACCGAATCAAATATTTATGGAGAAGCACTTGAAAAAGTATATAACGCTCCTGTAAAACATAATTGTTTTATAACTAGAGGAGATAAAGTGATAAGTGTAGATGAAATGGGACCTAATTTATCAAGAGAAATGACTTTTGCGTTTATTAAACAAGATTTAGTAGATACTAACGTATTTCCTGAAGTAGGAGACGTGTTATCTTGGCATGAAGACTACTTTTTAGTAGATACAGTTAACGAAAACCAGTTCTTCTTAGGTAAAGATAAGCAATATAACTTAACTAGCTATGGTAGAAACTTTGGATCATCGTTATCATTAGTTTTAAGCTGTCATCTAACAAGAGTTGAAGATTTAGGTATTAATTTTAATAACATGCCAAACGAATTATAATGTCAAATAAACCTACACCTAAAAGTCAGAAGCAGATATCAGAAGGATTGAGAGAACCTTTGTTAAATCAAGGAGCTCTACCCTCTGTTAACCCTAAACGTAGGGAATTACAGAAATCTGTTAAAGATGATGATGTAAAACAGTTTAGTATAGGATTAAGAGATATAGATGAAGCTATATTCTACTATTTCGACAATGTAATAAGACCTTCTGTAATAAGAAACGGTAAAAAAGTGAATGTACCGATAATATACGGTTCTCCAGAAAGATGGAAGGCGGTACAAAAGGATGGATTCTATAGAGATAGGAATGGTAAGATAATGACACCTCTAATTATGTTAAAAAGAGACTCATTAGAAAAGAATAGATCATTAGGTAATAAATTAGATGCAAATAATCCATTAAATTTTGGGATTTTTGAGAAAAGATACTCAAAAAAGAATATTTATGATAGATTCAGTGTATTGACTAGTAGAAACGAGGTAAAAGAGTATCAAGGAGTAGTTATACCGGATTATGTTAATATAACATACTCTTGTATCATTTTTACCCAGTATGTAGAGCAGATGAACAAGCTAGTAGAGAGTATTAATTATGCTTCTGATGCTTATTGGGGAGATCCTAATAAATTTAGCTTTAGAGCAATGATTGATAGTTATGCTACTGCTACAGAAATGAATCAAGGAGAAGATAGAACGGTTAAAACTAATTTTACCCTTAATCTCCTTGGACATATAGTACCAGACAGTATAAATGCTGCAATACAAGGAAGCGGTAAATTTTACTCTAAAGGTAGAGTAAGTTTTGGAATAGAAACAGTAGAAGATACAGCAACAGTGGATAGAAATAGGTATACTATAGCAAGAACCAATTCTACAACAAGTAAATTCTACGATAAAGCAGGAGAAGACTTGCAAAACATATTAATACAGGAATCTATGACTACTGAACAGAAAATATACGTAACTTTACAGAAAATATATAGTTCTACTAATACTCCAGCAGTTGTAGACTCTGCAGCAAGTACTGTTACATTTACTAGCCTTAGTTTTGCTGCTGTACCGGCTGGATTTCCAGATCCACCTGGTTTAGATACTTTTCAATTCTTTATTAATGGACTAATAGTTGAAAGAGAAGCGTTAACAAGCATCACAGACAGTGGCTCTGGTATTGTAGTTGTATTAGATAGAACAGAATTAGGATTCGCATTAAGTAGTAGCGATGAATATACAATAATAGGTAAATTAAATTAGTAGATGGCTCTAGTACAGTGGAAACAGATTAGCCCGCATTTAAGCGGATCAGGGATTCTTACAGGATCACTTAATATCTCTGGATCAATTAATGTTAATGGACAAGTAGTCGGTACTGGAAAATTAGACGAAACTACTTTTAATTCATATACTGCATCATTAGCTAACGGAACTATATCTGTAGCTACTGCTTCATACGCAATATCTGCTTCTCATGAGATT